GTTGCTCGTATAGCAGTGATATTAGCCAGCAGCAATGATTGATCCGACTCATCTGCACCTGTACTGATCACACCATTTACTGTTCCGCCCACATCACCAACATTAGACTGTACCGTTAACAGTGAATCACTTGATGATGCGCCCGGTCTTGCCAGCAGGTTACTGCCTGGTATACGCTGTGCTACAGCCGCAGCAGTGCCATCTCCTATCATTGCAGCTGGTCCCGGAGTAGGCGGCATAGGCTGAGCTTCGTTGGCGCCGGGATTGACTACAGGAGTTGTTGCGGTAGTACCTCTAGCACGCATATAGATATTTTGGCCGGCTTCGATGTTGACATCTTGATCGGCACGAAAATTGAGACTGCCTTGGCTGCGTAAACTGATGTCACCATAGGCATATACATCAATCCTGCCTCCCGCATCCATACTGATCCAATTTTTACCATCAACTGAATTTAGATAGATGCAACCAGTAGTGTCGTTCAACAGCAGTTGAACTCCATTGACAGTGCGCAGGCGTATGAATGAATTGTCGGGCGCATCGTCAAAAACAAATTGTGCTCCTCCGGGTGTAAGCACACCAGAAACCATGTTTGGTGGATCACTGCGCCGCGCACCAGCACTGGTGACTCCTCTTATGATGTCATTCTGTAGACCCTGTTGTACCAATTGAGCAGCCAAAGGATACAAGGGTCTGTTCTGAGGTTGGCCATTTTGCTGCGTCAAACGTTTATTGTATTCGGTGGTTGGCAGGGTGGGTTGACTGTTGCACCCAGGTATACCCGGCACCATCTGATTCATATTTTGTTGATATAGACAACCTAACCAAATACCGCGAGACGGATCACCATTTATAAAGGCTACCACTACTTCATTGTTGATATCAGGTGGTACAAACCACATACCATAACTGGTCTGAGTACTTTCGGTGTTGTTGTTGTTTTTGTTGTTTTCAACATTGGTAGCACCTGCAAAAGGGCTACAGTAACTGACAATATACCATGTAGTTGAATCATTGGGGTCGGATCCCAGTTCGGGTATCCACACTTTGAGTCGTCCCATATAGAGACCGTCTGATGTCTCTTTTACGAAACCAACATAGATCTTATCGACTAGTGTTGAGCGACCGTCTGGTTGCAGATTATAACCAGCGGTTGATGAAGTGTGCCTTGACCATGTAACCATACAGATATTTATGGTTAAAAACTGCTATAATTCTTCAGGATTTTTCATTATTGGTAATTTGCAGCGGCCCTGTTGATATTATTAACTGTGTTGTCGGTGTTTTTGTTAATGTTTGCTGCTGCGGCGTTAACAGCGGTTTGAATTGCATTTGGTGTATTATTGGTCTGTGTGCTTGGAGGATCAGTAAGAATATCTTTGATTGATTCCAACACCTGCGTAAAGACTCCGCCTTTGAATGTACTAGTAACCTTGATAACCTTGTAGTATCCATCCCAAGATATGGTTTTGCCATTAAAATCCATTAGTCCTGTTGACTCATTGTAGGATTGCCCAGTTCTCAAAGTGAAAATATATCCTACATCGCCGTCGAGAATCCAAACACTGTCTAATTTAGCTGCAGCCACCGCAGGAGTCTGAGTACCATCGCCTACCAAGGCATTTTCTAGTATATTGCCAAATCCCAACCAATATGGATCTCCGCGTATTTCCAATTTTTGATTAACAAATCCCTGCCCACTGCATTCATTCAATATACTGGCTACTAGACCACGACTTGGCGGAGTATTGGCAGCACTGGTACCAGAACTGGCATCTTGATTATCGCCAACGCCACCACCTATGGAATTTTGAACAACAGGTTCACTGTTGGCTCTACCACTGATTGGAAATGGATTAGGATCAAACAGCGGTGTCCCAACATCTTCTAGATAAGATAATCGGCGCTGTAGTGTTACCGGTGTTGGTGGCGCACTCTTTGACACAATGGGGGTTGCTGAACTGGCAGCAGTAGAAGATATGATTTTTTGACCAGCTGAAATCACTGCAAGATCTGCGTTAGTGCGCTGATTGGCTGGTTTGTTAAGAGCTATTTGATAAGCAGGGGTGTTGTTGACCGCTGCCTGTGCGGCCGCACTTTGCTGTTGAATTGTAGCAGTAACACTGGTCAATTGTTGGTTGACTGCTGCTGTTGCTGCTGCCCCTACTGCTGTAGCTACTGTTGTAGAGTCTCCTGCTCTTGTGACATTGTTGTTGGGTACCACCGTTCCTGGCGTATTTGGCAGAGTTTGATTCAAAGTTTTGTAGCCAACACCTGTGTTGTTTAATAAAGGACCTACTGTATAATTATCATAGAGGTTGTTGCCGAGATTATTCAAGATGCCCAATTGATTGGTGATGTTGATTTTCAGTTCAAATTTACTGACATCTAGATTCTTACCAGTATACGTGTAGTAATAGTGTTTGATAAAATTATGAGATTGTGACATAGCAGCCTGTCTAGCAGACTGTACCTCAGGTTTGCGTGTATTGGCAGCATTTTTTAGATCTCCTATTGCACGTCCAGTTGGATATTTTTTCAATGTGTATGTAACAGTTCTTACATAGTCATTGCATTGTGGATCCCAGACACCTGTGCTGGTTTTTGTATGTATAATCACCAGGTTGGTCATGCCATTAACTTTTAGGCTAGCACCCGATGTGGTACCAGCACCGTTTTGTGTTTCTGATTCGCCAACATAGAGTTTTTGACCCTGTTTAGTCATGCTGACTACAAAATTGGTCACTGTGGTGATATCCATGCCTCGCGCTATTTGTATTGTGGGATTATTAGCATTGAGATCTGCAGTGGCATTGCTGCGTTGATTGGTAGTAGGGCTGCGATCAAATTGATAGGAGGCTAGTATACCAGGATTGATGACATATTTTATCCTTGGCAATTTATCGTCATACAATTCAGCGTTTATGGCTGTTAACCTGTCAGCGTATTGATTAAAGAACTGGCCAACTGTGGTAACTGGTCCTATCTGTACGCTGCTGCTGGCAGCACTGACATGATCTGCATGGGCGAATTGATTCTGTAAAAGGAATACTAATTTATATGTCGTGCCACTTTCTGTACTGTCAGCTTCGAGTGTTTTCAATTGAACGTTGAACAGTTTATAGACGTTTTGTAGTTCCTGACCTATACTGCCGTCTTCATTATAGCCCTGAAACCATAGTTCTATAAAGTAGGCCTGAGTTGTAGTATAGTTTTGTATACCAATGCTCCGCGAAGCATTAAAAAGATTGTCTATTAATGTAAGACCATATGGTTCAGTAATGGTCATGTGGATTTGTTTGTCAGTGGTTTGTGGCGTAGTTGGAGACCCTGGCATCAAGGTTTCAATGGTCATTTCTGCTATGCTGTATAGTGCTACCGTACCACTTTCGGCAATCACTATCTTATTGACTCCATTGCGGAAATTACGGTCATTACCGCCGTTGATCACCCCGCCTGCATCGTTTTCGCTGGTGAGACTCCATCGTATATGATAGGTATAACTAGCGTAAGAATCTAATATATTTGGTCTAATTATCTCATTTATTGTATTTCTAGAAATTTGGCTAACACCGTCAACGGTGTTGGCGTCTGGTGCCGCAGTCTGACCTTTGGCTTTTATGGCGGCTTGCTCGGGGCTGACATTTTGAGCAGCGGTGGCTGTATAAGACCCAGCAGTAACCTGAGGACTAACATTTTGACCAATTGCTGTGGCCTTAGCGGCAACTGCTTGTATTGGATCGGGTGCAGCAGTTACCGGCGCTCCTGCTTTGGCATTGGCAGCAGCACCATTTTGATTGACAGACGGTTCTGGTGAGCTGGAACCAAAAAGTCCAAACAAATAGGACATTAACCGCCTCCCAACGGGAGTGAACTTTGGGCCGGAAGATAAATGCTAATACCGGTTACCATATCATAGATTGGATCTTGTATGACATCAGGATTTCTCATGGCAAAAACCCACCAATAACCAGTAGTACCATAGAGGTCGTAACTCAATAGATCTGGCCTATGTTGATAGGTCCGAGGTACTGTATAGTATTGATCAGTTGGACTAACCAATACTACGGTATTAGTATCCCAAAAATCCAAATATGGAAGATGATTGACCACCTGCGGAGTACTTGCATATGGACTACTGCCATTGTAGGCTGCTTGCGTCATACCCAGGTTCCTTGTGTCAACAATTGTCCGGTGCGGAATTCATTTAGATTAAAGGCACGTAGACGTTGTGGAGTATTCTGCACAGTCAATTGAACTGTTATGCTAAACACCGATGGTAACCATGCATAACCTTGGGCGTTAGTAGTGCCACCGGGTGCATTGCTGTTGTTAGCGGCCAGTGTTGGATTATTGATAGCATCAAATGTACTTGCAACAGCGCCGGCTGTTGCTGGAGTTGGTTGCGCAGTTACCAGAGTATTATTAGCCGAGGAACTGGTCCCTACTGCTACATAATCAATGTCTTTTGGTAATGTTACTGAAAATTGTGTTACGATCACCGGCAGTGCATTAAACATCCATTGACCGTAGGCATCAAACAGCAACACCGGTGGTGGTTGCCCGGGATTTTGTCCATTGCCAAAATCCATCTTGGTGACAGTTCTGAGAAAATGTATACAGGCCAATGCGTATATACCTTCTGACTGATTCTGTACCGTAAATTCACCTTCAACTGTTAATTTCAGTGCCGGAGTCTTGCTGTATGAGTAAAAATCTTGGTTGGCATGAACTATTTCCATAGCATTATAGATCACATCTTGGCTGTATGTGATCACAGGTTGATACGGAAACAACATGCCATTGGTGAGGTATAGTGGACTCAACAGGCCTCCTCCGCTGCCAGCACTTCCCAATATCTGACGCATGGCATTGGGCTTTGGGCGTAGTCTTACTCGCCTGCCTGCAGCATCATTGAGATTCTGCTGTGCTGGCGGCGGCGGGGGTATGGGTATGGGATTCAACGATTGTGGTTGGGGAGTTGCTGCTTGATTTGCAGATTGGCGGGCAATTACTGTACCAATATTTGTTGCACCTACTGGTGCAGCAGTTGCCTGACTAGAGGCAGAGACTGCTCTGTTAGATGCAGAGATTGCTGAACTTACTGCAGGAACCGCACTGGCGGATGCTGATATTGTTCCACCAGGTGGTGGTGGCAGGCCTGCAGCACCTGCAGAAGGATTTGGTGGAGCAGAGGGTTTGTCTTCACTGAATGGATTAAGTGATGTAAAACCAAGAAAACTCAAATTGTTGCCCCCCTACCATCTAATATTTAGCCTTGGCGCAGCCGGTGGTGAAAGACGGCTCTGCAATAGTTCACATTTGCAAATGTGAACCATCAGCAGATCTTATCTGTTGTTGTTTTTTAATCTTCCAAGCGGAAGTTGTTTTCCTTTAGGTCAACAGATGGATAGCGTGTTGACAAAATAATCCACACCAATATTGACAGAAATGCCTGCGCTAGATATATATAAGTAGTGGTGTAGCAAGAGAGCGATCTCGGGATATCTGGGTAGAAATACCGCAAAGACTCGGCAGGAAGTGTCGGGTCTGTAAAAAACTCGCCTGTGGACCGGAACTCGACCATGAGTAAGATTGTGGGTGTAAACAGAACTGGGATGAAGCAGGAAGCTGTGGGTGTTAACACCAACAGCACTTCATAGTCATTCTGTTAATCTACAAAGGAATATCATGGCAGTATCACCTCCCCCCATAAAAATAAAATACCTTACAAACAAGGAACTTTTAGAGGAGATACACCGTAGCAAAACCAGTTATTGTAGTTACCTTGACCCAACACATGCCAAATACGATTTCATAGTGTCTAGCAAGGCAGCTATAACTGAAACTCGCATCAATGATGCACGCAAGAAAAAACTGCTGGAACTGCAGACATTGGAGAAAAAAGAGCAGATAGGTCGCGGTGTTAAAGATTTCAAAAGCAAAATTTCAATCGATGATATTCCAATAGAAAGTATCGTTATCAGGGTCATGACACATGACCATATACCATTAAATCCTGACAAGATTGACAAAGCCAAAACTGAATCAGAGAGGCACATACGTTGTAATTTTCCCCCGTTTCAGCACTTTATACTTAGAAACAACCAATTGGAATGTGTTCTTAAGAGTCATTGGAAAGACGGTCTTGAGAACGGGTACTTCTGCAAAGAGCATGGCAAAATGACCAACAACCTTGCATTAATGTTTATGAAATTAGTCGAGCGTTATGGGCACAGGGGCAACTGGCGCGGATACTGCATAGCAGATGGTGACGAGGCGTTGACCCAGAGAGGTTGGCTGGGAATGAATGACATAAACGAATCCGATATTATACTATCATATTCCAATGGTAATTTGACATGGTCTAAGATCAAATCGATCTATCGGGGAGAGTATGATGGGCTGATGCATAAGATCACCAATCATATCACAGACATGCTGGTTACACCTGGTCATAAATTGGTAACCGATAATGGACTGATACCAGTTGAATATCTAACAGATGATAATAACGTAATCTTGATGGGTAACCCAGTCGATAATAATGTCATGCTGTATGATGATGCATTTGTTGAATTAGCTGGTTGGATAGTAACTGAAGGTAATTACGAGTTCAGTGCCAATGGAGAACTGAGATGCATTTACATCTGGCAAAAATCAGAGAAAAAAACAGATAGAATCAGACGCTGTCTAAATGATCTTGAGTATAGATTCTCAGAAACCATAGCAGAAAACAACACCTGCTTTGCTATTTGCCGTGAGCATTCGCAGGAATTCCAGAAGACTTTGATGTCCAAAGATTTAACTATGGAATTCATAGTTAATCTATCAGCAGATCAGAAGAATCTGCTGATAGATACTATAGTCAACAGTGATAGTTGCAGAGGCAGTAGGGCACGTAAATATATACAACAAAAGAAGGAACACATTAATGTGTTCCAGGCTCTTTGTGCATTAGCCGGACATCGAACAACCCATCATCTCTGCAAGGATTATTCGTATGGAGAGTTAAGGGAATTTTATAGGGTATCAGTAATCTCGCCGATCAAAAATAAAGTAAAGGTAAGCTCCTTAAACTTCCATGGGGGAAAGAGACATGGCCGAGGGTTAAGGAATAAAGACAAGATCAGTCATCCAAACCAACCAACTACCCAGTATAACGGTATGGTATGGTGCCCCGAGACTGAATACGGTTGTTTTGTAGTACGCCGAAACGGCAAGGTTTATCTCACAGGCAACACCTACATCGAAGAAATGAAAAGTCAAGCACTGCTGCAATTAAGTCAGGTTGGCCTGCAGTTCGATGAAAGTCGCAGTGAGCAGCCAAACCCCTTTTCATATTATACACAGACTATTACCAATAGTTTTATGCGTATATTAAACATTGAAAAGAAGAATCAAAACATACGCGATGACATATTGATCATGCACGGGTCTACACCATCGTGGACAAGAATGGTTGACAACGAACTTGCTCAAAAGAAAGAACCCTAGACATCACAGTTGGTGACTGGTTAAAGCCATCAATGGTTTACAGGTTTGGTTATTTTGGTATCTTGTGACCAATAGACAGTGATGTTAAAGTGAACTACGCAGACCACAGGGATAGATTATGGCTCAAGATCCAGACTTTTCGCATGTTGCCGTATTTACTGATCTCCATTATGGTATGAAAAACAACAGTAGAGAGCACAACGACTCCTGTGAGCGTTTTATCAAATGGATGATCCAACAGGCTGAAACTCGCGGTATAAAAACCTGTATCTTTGGTGGTGATTTTCACCACATGCGTTCTGCTATCAATATTTCCACTTTAAATTATTCTGTTAGTGGTTTACAATTACTGAATGATTATTTTGATCATACCATATTCATACTGGGCAATCACGATCTGTTCTACCGGGACAAATATGAAATCCACAGCATACCCTATATCACACAGTTTCCAAAGATCCGTGTTATAGACACTATGACAGAAATTGGCGATGTGGCTTTTGTGCCTTGGTTGGTGGCAGATGATTGGAAACGTGTACCAAAATTGAAATCGCCCTACATGTTTGGTCATTTTGAACTGCCGCGTTTCAAGATGAATGCTATGGTA